ACGCTCAGGTAAAAGCGCTTGAGAAATATGGCCCGGCCGTAAAAGTTGGAGATGACTGATATGGCTATGTCATGGAGCCTGCGTAAAAAGCTGATAGCTGCTGCGGGTGGCGGGGCGATGTTTATTGCCACCGTATTTCTCGGCGGTAAAGACGGCGTTGAAGGTCGCGCCTATGAGCCTTACAAAGATGTGGCCGGAGTCTGGACTGTCTGTGACGGGCATACGGGTGCCGACATAATTAAGGGTAAGACCTACACTGACCGCGAATGCGATCGGCTGCTGTGGAATGACCTGAGGCCGGTTAAGAAGTCTGTAGATGGCTTGGTTAAAGTCCCACTGGGAGAATATCCTCGCGCCGCTCTTTACAGTTTCACCTATAACGTCGGCACGTCAGCATTTTCCAAATCCACGCTGCTGAAGAAGCTCAACAAAGGCGATCAGGCTGGCGCATGTGAAGAATTGCGCCGCTGGGTATATGCCGGCGGTATGAAGTGGAAAGGCCTCATGAATCGGCGAGATATGGAGCGCTCATTGTGTCTGTCGGAGAGTGTCGATGACCTTAAAGGCTAAGCTGCTCGCTGCAATCGCTCTGCTGGTTCTGCTTGCGATCGCCACCTCGACTGCATTTGCGCTCTACTACCGCGGCAATGCCATTGACTATAAGGCGCAGCGTGACGCCGCGACCGGTAATCTCAAGCTGGCGAATGACACCATTATCGATATGCAGACACGCCAGCGCGCCGTGGCCGCACTCGATGAGAAATATACGAAGGAGTTAGCAGATGCTCAGGCAGCTATCGATCAGCTTCAGCGTGATGTTGCTACTGGCAAGCGCCGGCTGCAGCTCAACGCAACCTGCACGAAGCAATCCACCGGCCCCAGCAGCATGGGCGATGCTGCCACCGCAGGACTTACAGCAGATGCTGAACGGGATTATTGGCGTCTCAGAAGCGGAATCACAACCCTGACTAACCAAGTGATCTACCTGCAAGAGTATATTAACCACATGTGCCTGAAATAGGAGGCGATATGGGGGAATACTATAGATGCCAATAGTTATTGGGGGCGCACTACAGCCCCCTTGGAATAAAATAACTCAGCAGGTAATCCACCAGTTAGTATTGGGGTCGGTGATAGTAGCTTCTTCCACACCATCAATGAGTCCCAGAGCGATAGCTCTTTCTGGAGCCAAGATAGTGGATGTTCGGATGAGGTGTTCCCAATCCGCCTTTTCAGAGGCATTAGAAGTTTCTTTGTTGAAAATGCCGACTAGGCGTGCGAGATCATGATCTAGGCTACCTATCCACTCCCTCATCCTTTCGTGATCCACGCTTTGCATCCCGCCAAAATTCCACTGGAAAGGATGAAGCAGGAAGCGTGAGCCGCTATTAGCAAAACGTTTTACACCTGCCAGGAAAATTGCATTGGCTATAGAGTCAATATTGCTAATGTTATAAGTATGAATTGGTATCGGAAGGGTTTTGATGAAGTTGTATGCGGTAAACCCTGATGTAACATCTCCACCAGAACTAGATATATGCAAATTAATAGCAACAGCGCCTTGAGCTATAGCTTGCAAGCAATGACCTTGTAAGATGCTTACTGTGGTTGGGTTAACCGGACATAAGAAATGGACTGTATGAATCATTTAATACCTCCTTTTGTGTGAGAACTATAAGCTAGCATTAAAAATTCATTGGGAATATTCCTATATTAAGTGGTGAGGTGCTCACAAACCCAAAATCGGAAACGGCTTTATTAGCATCGCACCAGTAAGGCGGCGCATGGGTATACCTCGCGCCGGATGACGTGCAGAAGATGGAGTACGTGCCAGAGCAAAAAGAGTAAGATGGCCTTCACCACATAGGAGGAGGTCACCGATGAAGTTGAAGCCTAGGTTTGAGGATTATACGGAAGCTGAATTCACCATCTTGGTTCAGGAGATATTCAGTGCTGAAGGTGGCGAAACATACCAGGACGAACTGATTGAACATGTTTGCTCTCTGTCTGAGCATCCAGAAGGTTCAGATCTGATTTTCTACGATTTTGACGAAGACTTAACCCCAGAGAAAGTTGTCACGACAATGAGAGAGTGGCGTAAAGGTCAGGGGATGCCCGATTTCAAGGCGTAGTCATCACAAGGCGCATTTGCGAGTGCGCCTGATGATGGATTGAATTGGCCTCAATGATGAATTAACGTTTAAATTCGTTAATTCCTAGAGGTAAATAATAATGTCAAAATCGACGCTTGAGCGTGTTCTGGTTTACCGTGGTAGTGACGGCGAAATGACGCGCTACGAGATTTTCAAGAATGACGGAAATCCAGCGGACAATATTGAATTTGTCATCGTCTATAGGGAAAAGGATTTCGACGGGAATAAATCATGGGTGCGAACCAATGATAAGGTTGCGTTAGATCATTTGGCCCCGCAGCAAGGCATGGGGTTCCCTTCGATGGTAAGAACCTCAATGTACTCTGGTCATGGCCGACAGATATCATATGTTATAGATGAGTGTGAAAAGCACTGGTCAAAACACTACGAATAACCGCCTACGGGCGGTTTTTTATTGGAGTAAATATGGCGACCAACAAAAAAACTGGCCGCCCTTCTGATTATTTACCAGAGGTGGCTGCTGACATCTGTTCACTGCTTGCCGACGGTGAAAGCCTGCGCAAAGTTTGTGAGCGTCCGGGAATGCCGAATAAGGCAACCATATTCCGCTGGCTGGCTCAGCATGATGAGTTTCGCGACCAATACGCGAAAGCCACAGAAACCCGTGCTGACGCAATCTTCGAAGAGATGTTTGATATTGCCGACAACGTTGCCGAAGAGGCCGCGGCGGTAGGAAAAGCACGCCTGCGTATCGACACTCGCAAGTGGGCGCTGGCTCGCATGAACCCGAAGAAGTACGGTGACAAAGTCAGTCAGGAAATCGACCATAAATCATCTGATGGCAGCATGGCGACCAAGCCAACGACTATCCAGCTGCTGCCTGTTGAGACTAAAGCATGAGTGAATCCGTCCAGCTGCCGATCCCCGCTAAGCTCGCTCCACTTTTCACTGCTACCGGTAAGCGCTATCGCTGCTCACATGGTGGCCGCGGTAGTGCCAAGACACGCACTTTTGCCCTGATGACAGCCGTTAAAGCGTATCAGGCCATGATGAATGGTGAGAGCGGGGTAATCCTGTGCGCACGCGAATTCATGAACTCGCTGGAAGAGTCGAGCATGCAGGAGGTTAAGCAGGCAATCCTCTCGGTGCCATGGCTGGCGGCTAATTTCGACATAGGTGAAAACTACATCCGGACAACAGACAGAAGCGTTCGCTACGTATTTGCTGGCCTGCGTCATAACCTAGACAGCATCAAGTCGAAGGCGCGCATTCTGCTCTGCTGGGTTGATGAGGCTGAATCAGTCAGCGAAACCGCATGGACGAAGCTCACCCCGACCGTTCGCGAAGAGGATTCGGAAATATGGGTGACGTGGAACCCGGAGCGCGACGGTAGCGCGACTGACAAGCGATTCCGCAAGTCTCCGGGTGATGACTGCATCACTGTTGAGATGAACTATTCGGATAATCCGTGGTTCCCTAAGGTGCTGGAAGGCGATCGGCTTAACGATTTAAGGCGTCTCGACCCGGCAACTTACGCGTGGGTATGGGAAGGCGCCTACCTCGAAAACTCAGATAAGCAGGTGCTGGCCGGCAAATACCGCATCGCTGAGTTCTCGGATACGTTGTGGAAAGAAGCAGAGCGGCTTTTCTTTGGTGGCGACTTCGGCTTTGCGAAAGACCCTAACACACTGATCCGCTCCTTCATTCTCCACAACCGGCTGTACATCGAATACGAAGCGTACGGATTGCAGACGGAACTCGATCACATGCCCTCGCTGTACGACTCGGTCCCCGGCTCGCGTGACTGGCCTATCAAAGCTGACTCTGCGCGCCCTGAGACAATCAGCTACCTGCGGCGTAAAGGATTCGACATCTCAGCAGCTAAGAAATGGCAGGGGAGCG